GCAACACAGATGCAAGGCTGAAAGCTAATAAGGCAAAGATCGTGACGATTGCTCTCGCACAAAATATTTGGAGTGGGATTGCAATGCCTTGCTTGATAAAGATCCAACAATTGTCATGCAAGGGTGTTGCCACAACGTCTACGATTCTCTCCACAAGCGCTATCTTAAGTAAACACCAGACCCACAGCCTAGCAAACTCAACATGCAACTTGTTAGGCGAATCACTAACAACCTCGCACAACGAATACGTGAGCAGATTGATCTCAACAACATCGAGTTCGATCCGAAATTGTTTCTCGCGGCTAAGTGTGGTCGATTGCGGAACAGGTATGTTCGCGCTTACAAGGAGTTGTTACGTGATGGTGTCGAACTTTCCAACGACAGTTCGATATCTGCCTTCGTCAAATTAGAACGTTATTTTGAAGAGGGTAAGGCCCCCCGAATGATCATGGGCCGAAATCCAAAGTTCAATATTTTATATGCACAAATTGTAGAGCCAATTGAGAAAGGGTTTTTCCTGCTAGATCAAGTTGCAAATGCTTGTGACTACAGATCATGCGGTGAGAAATTTGAAAATCTTTTGGGTCAATGGTTTATGGAGAACGACATGTCTAAGTTTGAAGGGTCCCAACGACTTTTCACTCTCAGATTGGAATACATGGTATATTGTTTAGTGTTTCCAAATCTTGTAAATATTATAGATGTGTTGTTTGCGTATAAAATAAGGAAGAAAGGAAGTACTACCACTGGGGTGGATTTCGATTTTTATGAGTGTCGAGGATCCGGTGATATGGATACATCACTAGGCAATGGAATTTTAAATTACATCGCTACTCAGTATTTCCTTATTTCTAACTACTGCCCAACATGTAGTTTTGAAACTTGCAAAAACCCACAGTGCAAGACCTATAAATTCGTTGTTAAAGGCGATGATTCTTATGCTAGTATTCCGCGTACTTGTAAATATGTAAATACTTACTCTTATTTTGGTTTTGATGCAAAGATATTGATACGACAACATCCTGAGGATGTTGAGTTCTGTTCAGGGAATTTCTTAGAATACAGAGCTGGTAAATATGTCTATGTTCAAAAGTTAAAGAAACTGTTGACCAGTTTACAAACTTGTCTCAATCAAGACGCCATAAGAGCAGGCTGGGTGAAGCAATATTATGCTTCATTAGGCCTTATGTACAATGTGTTGTATGAAGGGATACCAATCTATCAAGATATAGCAAAGTTTTTAATAAGAATCGGCGGTAACATGGGATTGAATACGAACTTAATTGATTCGTACAATTTGAACGCAGCTTTTAAATCACCACATAACGTAAAATTAGGTCAAATTGATTTACCACTCA